CGACAGCTTTGCCGGTTGCTGTTGCATCTCCGGGAGCCCCCACAGCCGGCCCTCGGCCTGTCGCCGCCGCAACAGGCCAGCTTCGACGCTGGTGCCGGGGTTGCGATACAACAGCATCGCTGCTGGCACCCCTGCCCAGTCCTTCTCTTTCAGGCGCTTGCTGATCGTCTCAAACCCAGCAGCGCCATAAAACCCGCTGCCGAGGTTGTAAGCGAAGCTGATCAGGGCAGACTGCTTGTCTTCAGACATCGCGTTCCAGAACGGAACAGTCGCCCGGAGCTTCTCGACAATGCGCTCGATCTCAAGATCAAGGAGCTTGCTGGCTTCGATGACGGTGATCTTGTCGCCGCGCTGCACCTTGCGGCCATCGCTGTACCTGGTGGTGCCATAGCCGATGGTCCAGGGATCACCGCCGCTGAGTGGGTCTGGGTAGGCCGATAGATGGCAGCCCTCAAATTCTTTGATAAGTTTTGCTGCAGATTCGTAATTATGCAACTTGCCGCCTTGCTGCCAGGTTTTGTACCAGGCTTGGTCCCTATTCAAAATTGCAGGCGCAACCTTTAATAGTTCCGCTTCCAATTCAGAGATAGCAGCCATTTGATGTGGCGTGCCATGCTTGTAGTACCGAAAAAGTTCGATCAATTTGACCATGGTGACTTAATGCTCATGGGACCACCCAGCAGCCGGCTCTCGCCAGTCTGCAGCTCATCATTCACCGGTTCATGAGTGATGACTGGCTGTGGCTCCGCCGGCTGGGCGGCGTGCCAATCTGCCTCAGCTTGATCGATCTTGGCCGGCAGGGTCAGCTCGAACCACCACCGGCGCCAACCGATCTCTAGCGCTTTTTTGCCTTCAGGAGATTCAGGATTTGAAACATCAATTGAAGAATGCTGTTACTTTTGAGAGGCGACAACGCAATCAGTTCGCTGGCGGCAGCGACACAGACCCAGAAAGCTGGATGGTTCAGAAAATCCACGATTGCTACCGTGTTGTGGTACTTCTATCGTAGCCGGTTGATCTGGTTGCGCTGGCTACATTGAATCCACTGCGGCCCAGCGATGGTTCAACCGGGCGATGAAATAAATTTTTTTGATACAAGGGCTAAAAAGGCTCGGTACAAGCAACATGTCTTAAATTTTTGGAACAATCAGTGCGCTTATTGCAAAGAGCCGCTTGGTCGCTCTGGAACTCTTGATCACATTGTGCCTCGCTCCAAGGGAGGCGAGACGGTTCGATCCAATCTGGTGGCATGCTGCTACTCGTGCAACACCAGAAAAGGATCGCTGTCAGAATGGAGGGAATGGTTTAGGGCCCAAAATTTTTGGACCCAAGATGCGGAAGACGCTTTAGACTTATGGCTCAACGGCTAAGTTCTAGCCTTAGAATACGTTGACCCTGGTCGTCTACCCTGTCCTCAAGCGCCGTAATTTGCTTTTCAAATCGAGCCTGGCTTTGCAGTAGGTCGTCCAGCCGTGATGGCACTGTATAAACCAGGTAGCCGATGCCACCCATAGTGGCACCAGCTCCAATCACAATCAATCCAGCTAGCGCTTCCTGCCGAACGGAGCGCCAAAATCCAGGTTGCGCGTCCATGGCAGGCAGCAATGGCAGGAGTCAGTCTACCGACCCTGCCCTCTCAGCTTCTTGCGACCTCGGCGCCGAGGCCGAGATCGCGCTCCCTGCCCAATCGAGGTGGTCTTCGGCGGACCAGCTTGATGCTCGATGCGTGCGGTGCCTTGTTTGCTGCGGACGGCCATGGATTAGTGAAGGTGACTACGGCTCTTTGGGTTTCTCATCCCAAGGAGCCGGTTTGCTGAGAACGCGAGCAACCGCCGGATCATATTTGCCCGGTCGTTGCAGACGCTTCAGGAGGCGATCAAAGTTTTCAGGGCTGAGCTTCATTAGTGAGTAGGTCTACGGTGTCTGGGGCCAGTTGATGTCCCACGGAAAACCAACCTGAGCAGTCACATCCCGCAATTCCTGGCGATAGGTGGCCCACACAGCAGCATCCACGGGGGCGTCAGGGAGCTGGGTCCAGTCGCAATCACTAAGGCGCTGGTTGCGGTCGGTGCGGGTGGCTTTGCCCTGCTCGGCGTCCTTGGCAAAGCAGTAAGCCTCGTATTGCTCAGAGGCAGTATGCACCACGCCTTTGTCGTCGGTGTAGTCGTGGAAGACCGGGCCGGCAATGTAGTGGGTAAACCACTGGCCATTCACCTCGACCACGCCATCACGCTGGCTGTACTGGTAAGGCGGCACTGTGGTGGCCTGAGGCCCTTCGAGCACCGGGTCGTAGCCGAAGCTGTCGATGATTTCGGCAGTCAGCTGATGGGGGAAGCTGGTGTTGCGGTTGTCATTGCGGAACTGCGATTCGGTGATCACAGCTCCTGTTTCTCGGTTGCGGAGTTCCATAGGTTTAAGCGATTGCGAGGAAGATAAAACTACCACCGTTTGCGTTGATGGCGGCAACGGCAGTACTGCTAATTTGGAAGCCAGAGGATAACGGATCGATGTAATCAGTACCTGTAGTGTGAGAAGTGGTAAGATTAAGGCGAAGGAACGGATCACTGCCGCTAACGATGCCGCGTGCGGTGTCCCAGACGTACCAGTCGCCGGTGCTGTCGGTGCGCTTGATCATTACAAACCGGGCGCCGTTGGTGAAGCCACAGTCAACGTTGAGCGTGGTGCCAGTGCCGGTGTAGCTGCCGACCTTACTGACGCCTGCGAGGGTGGCGAAGAGGTAGGCGATGAAAGTTGCAGTGTTGCCGTTCACGTCGTCGTTTGTCCCAAGTGAAAACACACTGGCCGTAGGCGCGGTGTCATTCCACATTGTGTCCAAATCCGCCGTTGCTGCTGTTGTATTCAGAATCAAATAATCAGTAGCGTCCCCGGCATAGACCACCCAGTTATCTGTGGCGCTGCGCTTTTTAACAATCATCAACTCAGGCACCACACCAAGATTATGCGCGACAGTCCTGACGCTTCCCGTCCCTGTATAAGCCACCACGTCGAAGAAGCCGGGGGCGCGGCAAAAGCTATAGTAAATACTTGCTAAACTACCAAGATAGTTAGGTACATCAAACCCAGTGTTTCTCCAATCTCTATTGGTAATAGCGACTGTATTTTCGGCAGTGGTAGAAGCTGTGGAAAGCGTCGGACCTTGTTGCGCCGTGTCTGTTGAGCTGACACCTCTTAAGCGATCCAAAACCATCGCCCATAGAGCATCCTGAATCGTGGTGGTTCTGGCGATTTGCATGTCAACCGGAAAGCCAGTTGTTATTGTTGTGCCAGTGGCTGCTGATGACGTATTAGCACTAAACACCTTCGTCGCATCCGTAGGCGTCTTCATCGGCCCACGGCGGATGGCGATGTAGATAAAAGTGCTAGAAGAGGAATAGCTTTCTATGGAAAATCCGGCTGAGTTTGGTTGAGGGCCACCGGTATACAAACCTTCAGCGGCAGAGCTATTTACAGTAAGCCAAGCTCGGTTAACAGTGCCAACTGGCATCCCTCGCATTGAATCAAAAGCTTCCCAATTACCTGTTCCAGATGAGCGTTTGGTTATGATCCACTGCGGCTCCCATCCAAGGTTAACCGTGGCATTTCCGCTTCCGTCAGTTGTGAAGCTTCCACAGCTCACAACGCTATCGCTGCCAGCATCTCCAAACCCACCCGCGTCGTGCGCGAACAGGTAGGCGACGTAGGTGCCGCCGTTGGCATTGACTGTGGCATCAGTGCCAAGGCTAAAAACAGTGCTGGTGGGTGTGGTGCTGTTCCAGCGTGTTGTGCCGGTGGCTTTGGCTGCTGTGGTGTTTAGGACAAGGTATTCGGTGTTCGCCAGGCTGCGGTGGTAGACCTGCCAGTCGCCAGTCGTATCGGTGCGCTTGACAATAATTGTGCCGGGAACGCTGCCTAGGTTGTGGTTGATGGTACGGTTGCTGCCGTTTCCCGTATACGTCACCACATCAAAGAACTTCTCCGCCTTGCGGAAGGTCCAGGAGGCGTAGGTGAAGCCATTAGTGTTGTTTAGGTTATCAGATCCAGTAATACCAAAGCCGGTTGCACTAAAGCTGTTTACGCCCCAGGTTCCAGATGCTTCTCCGTTTGTTGTATTGCTATACAGCAGTTTGTCGGCGCCTCTTTGCGTGTCAGTCAGCACATGATTGACGGCATTGCTACGACTCTTAATCCAAACCAATCCCCCTTTCCCACTCAGATCAATACCATTAGTGATCGTCTGTGTGCTGTTGTTACCGGTATAAAGCCAGGTGCTGAATACGTCCTCAACGTAGGCCTTGGGTCCGGCGCTAACGCTGGCGGCCAGTGCTTTCTTGCTCAGCATCAGGCATCCCCCACGCGAGCGCCGTACACTTGGGTGCCGACTTTCCAGAGCGTGATCACGGTGTAGCCCGTGGTGTTGAGCGTAGGTGCCACACCCGCGTTGGTCTTCCACACCACGCCAGAGCCGCCCCAGGTCGCATCGGTCCAGGTCAGCGTGTAAGCGGTGCCGTCGTCCACCATCAGCGTCACAGCTTCACCAGCGGCAAAGTTGGTGGCCTTTGGTGTGCGGCTGGCGCCAAGGGTGATCAGCTGGATGCTGCCGTTGCCGGGGTCCACCTCAAACGCAGCGCCATCGGTGATGGTGTAAACGTCTTCCTTGATCGCACCGATGATCGCGGGATCGGTCAGCGTCTGAACTGCCGTGAACGTCTGCACCACGTCCAGCTTTGCGGTGTCGGCGTCGTATGCCTGCACCGTGGTGCCGATGGCGCTTTCCTTAAGCAGCGGGTGTCCGCCGGCGGTGCTGCCGTCATGCACCACCACTGTGTCCTTGGTGGTGTCGACCGTCAGTTCACCGACAGCACCAGTAAATGTGCTGTGCTCGCTCGTGGTGCCACGGCGGCTTTGGACTTGAGTGGCCATCAGGTCAAGGCTCCGTAATCAAGGGATCCGCTGGTGGCACCAGTTATCAGCCCATAGTCCTGATTGCCGAAGGCGATGCGAATCACCTCAGCAGTACCTGCATCGCGCTTCATGTACAAAGCGCCGTCGTAGGTGTTCATGCCCAGCTCGCCTAAGGCAAGGTCGCCTGTCGTAGGAATTTTCCCCGCTACGGCAGAGCGCTTGAGCTGGATTGTGTTGGCCATGTGGCTGTCCCAGTGCCTATGTAGGCGGACAAGTCAGTTTAGAACGTGCCGCCGTCGATGGTGCTATTCGGGTCCAAGTAGTCAGTGCCAGCCGTGGCAGCTGTAAATGCGCTGGTGCCGTTGCCCTTGATGATTCCGGTCAGTGTCGTAGCGCCAGTGCCGCCATCAGCCACTGCGAGGGTGCCGGTGATGCTGCTGGCGCCGAGGTCCAGTGCCAGCTCGGTGGACTCGATGACCAGGCCGCCGTTCGCTTTGAGGTCAAGGCTGAACTCAGTGCCAACCAGATCAAGACCGTTGCCAGCGGTATAGGTGGTGCCGCTGGAATCGATCGTGATCGAGCCGTTGCCATTGGTGATCGTGATGCCGGTGCCGGCGGTCAGCGTGGCTTTGCTGAGGCCGCCGGTGGCCGTGTTGCCGATCAGCAGCTGGCCATCGGTGTAGCTGGTTTGGCCGGTGCCGCCATTTGCAACCGCAATGGTTGTACCGTTCCAGGTGCCGCTGGTGATTGTGCCGACACTGGTCAGGCTGGAGCTGACAACAGCACTTCCAAGGCTGGTGGCGTCCAGCACCTTGGTGCCGGCGATCTTGTATTCCTTGGTGCTGGCTAGGTCAATGTGCTCGCTGGAGGTCCAGCTGTCAGTCGCGTTGACCCAGTTGAAGGTCTTGTCGGTTGCGCCTTTAAGCGTGATGCCACCACCGTCGGCAGTGGTGTCGTCGGGGCTGGCAACACTGCCCAGCTCAATGTTCTTGTCGTCAACCGTAACGGTGGTGCTGTTGACGGTTGTGGTGGTGCCGTTGACGGTCAGGTTGCCAGTGACCGTCAGGTCATTGCTGAAGGTGGCGTTACCGCTCAGCGTGGCGCTGCCAAGAGCCAGCGTGCCCGTAATGGTCTTGGTGCCGCTGATCGTCTGGTTTGCGCTCAGGCTGACAAATGCACCATCGCCGCCGATCGCAACGACTTGGGTAGCAGTGCCGCCGACGCCGCCGGTGCCGTAGCCGTAATAAAGTACGCCGTTACCCGCATCGGACTCGTTGTAGGCGAGTTCAGCGTTGGCCAGGCTTGCCGGTGCTCCAGTGGAGCCACCAGCGGCGCGGCGTTTGATGCGGATGGTGTTGGCCATGGCTTAGAAGTTGCCGCCGTCGGTGAGCGTGATCACTGTCCAGATGTTGTCGGCCTTGAACGTTGCCGTTCCAGCGTCGTAATACACAACGCTCTTGTCTACTTTAGCGGCTGTGTCTACGACAAGCCCGCTAGGCCCAGCGGGGCCCTGTGGCCCGGCCGTTACAGCCGTTACCACTGTCGTGCTGGGCGCTTCTACGACAGTCGAACTGCCGTTGCTGGTGATGACAACAGAGACTGGCTGCTCTGTGATGGAGACGGTGTTCATGCGGTGTACCCTTCAGAGACATACACCAAGCCCTCCAGGTAATACTCCTTCAGGCCGCTGGGATTGGTTAGCAGTACGTCGTAATACGCCTCGTTGGGAAACAGCGCTGTATCTGTATCCGACAGCGAAATCGTCACAGTGCCGGTGGAACGATTTGTGTAAACAACCGTAAAATCTGCGTACTTTGTCGTTCTACCTTGGTTCCAGACCTGTGCTGCGACGGTCCAGCTGGTCAGGTTGATGGGTGTGTTGTTGCTGTCCTTGAACTGCAGCTGGACGCTGTAATCCGCCCGACGCTGCAGCGAGATGTTGTAGGTGCCGGGTTGGATGGCCATGTCAATGCACCTCTCAGGTCATGTTAGCCAAGCTGGCCTCAAGAGCCTCGACGCGGCTGATGGTTTCCTGCAGAGCGCTGGTCAGGACTGCGATCAGGTTGCCTTCTGCGATGCCGTAGAACTGCTCTTCAGGTGCCAGCTCGGTGCCGTCAGCGTCGTTGATGGCCGGGCGGGTGTTCTCCTTGATGATGCTGCCGAGCCAAGGTTTGTCCGCTAGCACCTCTTGGATCTCTTGGGCGATGAAGCCAACCTGCTCGCCACTGGGGAAGTTGTGAGCCTCCCGGATCAGGATCTCATCGCCGTTGTCATCGAGCTTGGTGATGGGCTGTTGCGGTTTCCAAGTGAAGCTGACGGGGCGTAACGACTTGACCAGATCAATGCAGCCGTTGAGCGTGGCGACGTTTTCTTTGTATCTGGCGTCTGATGTTGCAATCGTCGAGCTGGTAGCGAAGATTTGGCTGTTGACCTGCAGCTTGTAGGAGCCGTTGTCTGATGTGTAGCCAATCAGTAGCTCTTGCTCGCGGTTGATCCGCATCGCCTCAGTCAGGGTCGAGGCGCCGTCCTGAGTTGTCAGGAACTGCATCGAACTCGGCATGTCGCCAGTCCCAACAGTTCCATCAATCGAAGCGGTGATGCGGGCCGCTTGGATGAAGTTGGTGCCGTCGTTTGCGACGAACGACAGGTGCCCCATGGCTTCTGGTGAGCCAGGGAAAATGGTGTTAGAGCCTAGGGTTGTGCTGCCGCTGCGTCCAATCCATAGGCTTGGTGCAAAACCAGACGCGGAGTTATTGATAATTGACATTCCCGCGCCGGTGTAGTCATCAACGGCGGATTCAATCTGAACCAGTGGGGTTTCAGCGTTGGCGCCAAATCGCACATTGGTGCGGGGGTTGGCAGTGCCGATCAGAATCCGGCCGGATGCGTCGGCTTCGACACGGGCAGACCCACCAGTAGCAATGCTGACGCGATCACTGCCGGGGCTGAAGATGCCGGTGTTCAGGTCGCCGGTGAAGGTAAGGCCGGGGGTGCTGGCGCTACCCAAGGCGGCGGCAAAGGTCGAGCCAGTGGCCAGGAATCCCAGGTTTGCGGCGTCAAGGGTGCCAACCGTCACCCATGCGCTGTTGGCGCCGTTGCGAATTTTGAGCAGACCTGCGCTGGTGTCCGCCCACAGCATGTAGGCGTAGGTCGTCGAGGGCGCCGTGGCGCCACTGTTTAAGCTGACGATGGCCGCCAGTGCCGTGTTCAGGTCAGAGCGGACAGCAGCACCAGTGCCGTTGGCGATGACGTAATCGTGCTGAGCCATGAACCGGCCTGTTTTACTGCTACTTTAACTCCCGCGCCCGAAGCCCACAGCTGTCCACAGAAAATCGCGGCTTACTGCGGTGCCCGCGCTATTGCGGAAGGTGACATCAAAGCCGGTGCGGCTGACGTTCGAGACATTGACGTAATCGCCTGTTGCCAAGTTCTGAGCGACAATGCCGACGCTCGGCAGGCTGGTGTTAACGCCACCTAAGGAAGCGGTGCCCGTGAAGAAGGGCTTGTCGAAGGTGATCGACTTTGTGCCGGCGCCGCTGCTGACGGCAACAGCAGACTGCTCAGACCGCCGCTGGAAGGTGGCCTCGTAGCCGAGCTGATCGACGAGAATGTTCTGCGCCGGGTCGTTGCTGAGCAGTTCAGCCTTGAACTGGAAAGCGCGACCGCCGAACGTGCCATTAACGAACTCCTGCCAGGCGGACCAAGTTGGTGTGCCAGCGGGATCGTCGGGGGTTTTGCGGACGTACAGCTTGGCGTTCACTTTGTCTACGACTGCACCGTCGAAGTCTTCCCATGAATCGACCAGACCAGTGCGGCTGTCGATCGGGTCGCTGGGATAAAAGCCGGTGGTGACAAAGAAACGCTTCAGGTCGATGGAGTAGGACGCGCCGAGGTCCAGTGTGTTGGCGAACTCGTAGGTGCCCGACGATTGGATGTTGCCGGTGAAGTCCATGGCAACGATGGCGTCAAAGTCGGGCACGTCATCGAGAAACTCATCGCCGTCTAGCACCAGTGCGTCGTAGCCCTCGTCGTAAAAGACGTTTGTCTTGTTGCCTTGGAAGGGCGGAACGTCTGCATCTTCCCGGCGGCTTTGCACCAGGAAATTGCCTAGCGCGTTGGGCAGGTCAACGAGGACGCTGGCTTCGGAAACACTGTGCCTGCCGCCGCTATCTTCAAACTTGACCAGGATCTCGCCCTCCACCAAAGGCACAATGGCCTCGGTGTTGTAGCCAGCCACAGCGGGAATCAGGTCAACGCTGTTAGTCCAGGAGCCAGTGCCGTCGGTGATGTTGGTGTGTCTGATCTGAACTTTGCCGCCGACGCGGACATCCAAATCCACTGTTGCGTCCCAGCGGAGGCGGGCGCTGTTGTTGCTGATTGGCTCGATTGTCAGGTTTTGGACGTTGCCGGGCGGCGCGGTTTTGCCTGACAGGGAAAACGATGCAATGGCTGGGTTGCTGACGCCGCCGATGCTGTTGATTGATTGCACCTTGACCTGGAGCGTGCCGGCGTCAAGACCCTCGATGCGGATGCTGGGAGAATTGGTTTCCAGCTGAATCCAGTTGTTGTTGTTAAGTCGATAGATGACGCGATACGACTGCACGCGCTGCAGCGGCGGGATCCAGCTCAGCTCAAATGCAGAGCGAACATTCTGGCCATCAATGTAAAGATGCTCTGTGCCGGTCAGTCCTGTGGGTGACTGCGGCAAGGCGGAAAGGTTTGTGATGTCCCGCGTTTGCAGCTTCAGGTTCGATTCGATTGAGGCATAGATGCTGCTGTTGTACGCCAGGGCAGTCACCCCGTAGATGCCATCCTCTGCCTCGGCAACACTGACGACACGGAACTGCTGGGTTTGCAGGCCGGTGTCTTGGATGATCCAAATGCTCTGTGCATTAGGCGCCTCGCTGAAGGCGGTCGTGACCGTGACCACGCCAGCAACCAGGCTGCTGATGGTGCGGGTTTCAACCAAGCCCGTTGGCATCAGGACGGAGATTGTCGGTGATGCGCCAAGAGTGATACCTGCTGAGTTATCAAGCGTTACCGTTGTCGTTGTTGCTGTCTTGATTCGGCCGCCGCGCCTGCTGCCGGCCTTCATCGGATCGGCCACGTCGATCACCATGCCAGGACGCAGCACGATGCCCGAATCGATTGAGACGCTGAAGGTGCAGGTCTCAGTCAGGTTTTGCTCAGACAGCAGCGCCCACTTGCCGGCGCGGTGCGCCTGCCCTTGCGAGTAGCAGCCAACTGCCTTGATGTCCTTGTTGACGATGCCGTACTTGGCAACCGCTGCTGTATCCTCGACATATTCATAGGACACCTCGCCCAGATTGTCGTAATCCTGGTAAGCGACGGTTGCTGTGGTGTGCCGCGCCTTCTGCGATGAGCCGCTGTAGTTGAACAGCCCATCAACCACGTTGGATGGAGTCAGCAGATACTGCGGATCAGATGGTTTGTCCTGCAGCACCACCATGGCACCCGCGCCGTAGTAGGCGATACCACGGAACAGCGCGACGAACTCCTGGATGACGTTATAAACCTCGTCCCTGCTGTTGATCAGAACGTTGCAACTGAACCGGGGCTCCAGGCCACCACGGCCGTTGCTAACCAGTTCGTTGCAGTATTGGCTGATCGCGTAAAAGTCGTAACGGTCCAGGCTGGTGGATGGGATGCCAGCGCCATAGCGGGTGTTGGTCAGCAAATCCCACAGGCACCAAGCTGGGTCGTTGGTCCAGGTGGCAGCGCCGAAGGTGCCATCCCAGACGCCGGCATAGGTGACGCGGCCGAGGTAAGTGGTCGTATCAACGGTCGCATTGCTGGGCAGTTGCACCTTGATGCCACGCACCAGATACTTACGAGCTGGGATGCCCTTGAACTGGCGTGAATCGAAGCGGAGGAAAGCTAGGGCGCTGTTTGGGTAGCGGAACTTTTCGTCAATGATCTCGGTATAGCTGAACCAGAAGGTGCGGTTCTGCCTGCGGGCGCTGCTCTCGTCTGGACTGATGCGTTCCAGCCTGATGTCAACGGGGAACGCACCGCTCAAATTAATGATGTAATCGCGCTGATAAGCGTTAGTGGTCTTGCCGCTGATCGTGTCCTCGAAGACAGTCGTGTAACCGCCGCCGTTGTACTGGACCCTGCAACGGATGCTGACGCTGTGGCCGATAATGTCGCCGTCGTCCTCGATGATTTGCAGCGCTGGCACCTGCACCGTGATGCGGGCGCGATCCACGTCCGAGTCGTTGATCTGCCGGGTGACCGATGCAGCAGCCGTGATTTCGACGTTGACGGCCTGCTCTGACTCGATCCCGTTGGTGTTGGCGATATAACTCTGCGCCTGTGTACCAGTGCGGGTGACGACCGTGTAACCGGTGAAGTTGTCAGTGCCGCTGCTGCTTTGAACAGGAGTGCCGTCTAGGTAGATGCCCTGTACGCCGTTTTCGATGCCGTCGATTTCGCCTTCACTGATCAGGTCGAGAACACTGGCGAACTGGACTGACTGCAGCGAATCATCCGCCTCTGATGGGACTGATGTGGAGTTGGCCGGGCCACCCTTGCCGCCACCACCACCGCCGCCACCACCGGCGCCTTGAATCAACAGCAGATCTTCGATCATTTCAGTTGCGCCACGTCAAGGCCGCTGGACAGAACAGCCGAGCCAACAAAAGCGCGGCCGTACACCACAGGCACCGGCAGACCTTGCTTGCTGGTGTTGACGATGCCGCTAAAGCTGAACGATTCCAGCCGGGCGGCTTCCTTGCCGCGTTGCAAAGCTGATATGTCGGGTTGAGGGGACAGCATGTTGGCCACACCGCCGAGGATCAAGCTTGCACCAATGCCGCCAAGTGCGACTGAGACCGCACTTGCTGTTGCGCCTGAGATAAACCCAGCGCCAAGACCAAGAAAGCCGGCGCCGGCTGGACCAGCGATGATCGCAAGCGCAACAAGTCCGATACCAGCCATCACTTGCCCGAATCCCTGACCAG